GGAGACATCCAACCAATGCGATTGTGGGGGCAATGCCTAAATCTCAATTCATAGGTAAGGAAAGCGAAACCGTGACAATCGGCGGGCGACTTATCCCCGAAATCACGGGCGGCAGATTTTCCATTAAAGCATTGGAATTAATGGCAGACAGTGGCGGTGCCTTTCCACTGATTGACGGTGCAACCTTTGAAATTATCGGCTTTTTTGTGATTGAAAATATCCAAGAAACCCGCACGGAATTCTTTGGCGATGGCGCACCCCGTGCCATTGACTTCACCATGAACTTAAAACGCACTGACGATCCAATGTTGATTGCCATTGCAGACAGTTTAATGAGTAATCTGTAATGTTAGGCTTAGATTTTAACGACAATCACCGCACCCCTGCTTTTAAAGTGGTGATCACCACGAAAGACAAAAAACAGCAAGACATCACTCAAGTGGTATCAAGCCGATTGATTAATCTGTCTTTAACCGATAATCGTGGCTTGGAAGCGGACACGCTAGACTTGGAACTGTCAGACCATGACGGCAAATTAGCTTTGCCGCCACGCAATGCCACAATCAGCCTTGCACTGGGTTGGAAAGGCAAGCCACTGGTTGACAAAGGGCAATATTCTGTCGATGAAGTGCAGTTTTCAGGCGGTGCATCTTCTGCCGATAAGCTCACCATTCGGGCAAGGGCAGCCGATTTAAAAGGCACGTTCACCGAACAGAAAGAGCGGTCATTTCATAAGAAGAAATTGGGCGAAATCGTCAACGAAATTGCACAAGGGAACAAGCTCAAAAGCCAAGTGGCGAAAGAGCTTGCAAGCCGCTTAATCGACCACATCGACCAAACCAACGAAAGCGACATCAATTTGCTGACACGCCTTGCAGAAGAACACGGGGCAATGTGTACGGTGAAGAATGGTACATTGCTATTTATGCCATTAGGCAAAGGGAAAACCGCCACAGGGAAAGATATTCCACTGCGTAAAATCACCCGCAAGAATGGCGACAACTACAATTTTTCCATTGCCGAAAGTGAAAACTACAAAGCCGTGCGGGCGTATTGGCACGATACGGACAGCGGCAAGCGTGGCGAAATCACGGTGGATGAAAACACCAAGATTGTGAAAAAACAGCGTATGACGAAAGGCAGAACGCTGAAAAACGGCACAGTGAAAGGAAGCCGATTAAGCAAACGTAAATACAACGAAATTGAGCAACAAGAACCCATTACAAGCGATAGTTCTCAAATAAAATCATTGCGCCACACTTACGCAAGCGAAAAAACAGCCATTACTGCCGCTAAATCCGCCTTTGATAAGCTGAAACGGGGCGTCGCAACATTTAGCCTTAGTCTTGCCTTTGGTGAACCTGATTTAATGCCAGAAACGCCGATTGAACTTTCAGGCTTTAAAGCCGAAATTGACGCCACAAATTGGCTAATTACAAGAGTAACACACAATCTTTCAGACGCTGGCTTTACCAGTCAAATTGAATGCGAATTGAAAGTGGAAGATGAAGAAGTGGAAGTGAAGAAGGTGAAAAAATAAAGCCCTCAAATGAGGGCTTATATTATGGATTTTTATTTAATAACATTTTCATAATTTGCGACACTCGCTTATTTGCCTGTTCTCTTTGAACGGTAAGAATTACAAAGACAACAAATAGCACAAAATTTGAAATCACAAATATTACCATGCCATGTTTTGAATCGTAGAAATTAGAGCTTATATTAATAATAAGATTGAATACCCAACCCAATAGCAGTGATGTTCGCCAAGTTCCATAAGAATCATAACTGCTCTTTTCTAAATTATAAAGATTAAGTAAGTCATTGTTTGTCATAAGAACCCCGCACATAAATAAAATGTGGCATTATTATATAATATCAAAGGGGCCATCTTCTGGCGTTTGCTTGTTGTCTTTTTCTTCACTGGCTTGAGACTTTAAAGACTTAATTTCATCTAAGATAATATTATTCTGCTCTTTGAGTTCTTTTAATTCTTCTTGTTGTTGCTCAATCATCTCTATCATTTGTTCTTGTTGGTGATCATCAAATATATATTCAAGCCCTTTTTCACCTGCAAATTCCAAGATGGCACACAATACCGGCATCAAAACAGAAATGACTTTCTGGTGGTTTTTATATATTTGATAGACCGCCAACCACAGGGAATCAAGAGTCTCTTTAAAAGAATGAGTTTGATCATCTTCAATTTGCTCAAGATTTTTTATATGAATAAGCAAAGAATTAAAGGCTTCTTCTGATGCTGCATCATCAATGTTTAATGCTGCTTTAAGTTGAACAAGCACTTCTTTAATCTGTTTTATTTCAGGCGGTAAAGAAAAACCGATTAATTCATCGCCAAGAGTATGGAACGCAATCAATTCTTTTATATTGGCCAGTTCTGGGATTGGTGGAAGTAGATTAAGACTAACGCTGCCTGAAAGATCTTGCAAGCTAACGATGTTTTTTTGTAAAGCGGCAATATTACTCGGCAAGCTATACCCAATAATATTGCCATTTATTGTTTCAATTGAATCCATATTTATTTTCGACAGACATTCTCACAAGGCACACCATCGTGGTCACGGTCCAATCGGCTTTCACCACATTCATTCAAATGGAATTTAGCTTCAGCACAAGAGGTCATCTCTTTGCAATATTTACTATCTGCACAACTAAATTGTTCTGCATCTGCTTTTTTGCTTTTTGCCAACACTGGGTGGGATATCACGAAAAGTGCGGCTAGAATTAAACAAAGCGATTTCATCTCTAACGCTCCGAAACATAGCTATCAAATGGGTATTGTTTTTTCGCTTCTTCGCTATTAAGTTTGCCAATATTTTTGCAGTATTGATTCACATCTGTTTCAAAATTAAAGCTATGCGTATAATGCTTATTCATAATCATGACACGCTTTAGATCTAATTTTTTAGCAAACTTTTTATCTAAATAGGTTTCATAACAAATACCATGCACAACACTTTCTAGCATCTGTTTGCCGATTTCGTCGCGGTTAAATGTCACTGATAAAAAATTTCCTTGCAGTTCTGCCTCAAGAATATCTAGCCCACTCAATGCTTTCTTATAGGTTGGTGGGAAGTTCTCAGCAAAAGCTGAAGATGAGATAGACAAAAGCGCGGTTAGAATTAGCAGTGACTTTTTCATTAGGGTTTCCTTAGGTTTGTTTTATTAAAATAAATCACCACTTCCGCCACTTCATCGGCATGCTGAATACTACCCTGCCGTGGATAAATACATCGTCATCTTGCGTGAACGTCCATTCTTTGTATGTTGGGTTGTCGGAAATGACGAGCATTTCTTTTCCCACTTTTTGCAAACGCTTGATGAATGTTTGGCCGTCAAAGGTGAAAACATAAAGACCATCGGCGGCAAAGTAATTTTCGGAAATATCCACATAAAGCAAATCACCGCTTTCAAGGGTTGGCGCCATACTGTCGCCTTTCACTGTGATCAACTTCAAATGTTTTGCATCAGCACGTCCAAATTGTTGACGGAAGAACGTTAAATCAAATTCTTGTGAAAGCAAGCCTTGTTCGGTTGGGCTTAAATAAGCCCCATTTCCGGCACTCGCTTCCACGTCCAAAATATCAATCCGCACTGTGTTTGGGTTTTGCGGTTCGCTCACTTCTACAATGCGATAAGACGGATCAGGGTCACCTTCACCTGTTTTCAACCAATGCGGGTCCACATTAAGTGCGGCCGCAATTTCTAAGATTTTTTTAGGGTTTCTAGTTTCGCCACTCAAAATCTTAAAAACAGAAGGCTGCTTAATGCCGATTAATCTTGCCAATTCCGCTTGGGATATGCCTTTTTCATACATTAATGAAGTCAAGCGTTCAGATAAAGTTGCCATAATTTCTCCTATATTTTGATTTTATAACTAAAGCTATAGAAAATAAATTTTCATTTAGCTATTGACTATAGATAGTTAAACCTATAATCTATAGCTAAAACTTAGTTATAGGAAATTATTTATGAACATTTTTATAGTTAAAGCAATAGAAAAAGCTGGCGGGCAATCAGCGTTAGCTAAAAAATGCGGCGTTAGTCAGCCAACTGTAAATCAGTGGCTAAAGGGTGGAAAAATGGATGTGAAATATATTCCCGCCATTATCAAAGCAACAGAAGGCAAAGTAAGAGCCGAAGATTTACGCCCTGATGTGGATTGGGCAGTGATTAGAAACAGTTAAGGTGGTGTGTATGGGGTTAGAGATTCTATGCAAAAAATGTGGCAGTCACAATATTGGCGAGCTTGAATTCAGTCGTGAATATTTATTCTGCCACAACTGCGAATCAGTCATAAAAATGGACGGAACGCCTTTAGCCATTCAGCAGGAATCTGACCAGTCAAAACAAGCTGAATTTCAGAATCCGCAAACTGCGGAAGTTGGCGGTAAGCCTTCAACAACGCCAATGCCGCTGATGGTTGGTTTTGTTCCAGCAGATAAGCTAGGGCTTGCTTTAACTTCTGTTCAAAAAAACGCTGGGCTTCGTTCACTCTTGGAAATAGCAGATGAAATTGATCAGTTGCTACTTTTAACCGATGAGCAGGATTCGGACTCACTTGCATTGCGGAAACTAAAGCGAGCATTGACAAGAAAGCAGTTGGTTCAAGTTCGGGAGGAAATCGCCACGCTGCAAAAAGCTGTGCAAGTGGAGATGGGGGAAGATTACTGGCGTTGGAATTGGAAGTAGCGTGTTCTGGCATAGTGATTCCTTAATTTGTTAAGTAAATAATTTAAGTATAACAAAAGGTGATAAATAGTGAACGTAGATCATAAATGCGCAAATTGCGGAAGTAACAACATC